ACCTTTACCTAATATTTGTTTACCAATCGTAGCAGGAGTTCCCCCACCACTTTGTTTTAATAATCTTCCAACCAATGTTCCTTTTGCATCATTTTTAATTTTAGCAAGAGTTATCATGGTATCTTGTTCTTTACCTTGTTGTAATTCACCTGTCTTATTTACATAAGTTGGAATAGCATTAGATGGAATACCTAATTTAGAATTTACAAAATCTCTAACACCTGATATAGATGTAATTCTCCCACCCGTTAATTTACCGATTCCTTTACCAATTAATCCACCTGTTGCAGATGTTCCACCAGTTGAACCTTTCATATCTTCAACTGATTTAGTAGTTCGATTCATAATACGAACTGCTTCATTACCATATAAACGTGGATTGTTTAATTCAACTGCAGTATTTTTTCTTATACCTTTGGTTTCAGTTTCTACTAACGTTTCAGTATCAGATTTAACACTTTTCTCTTGTGTAGAACCTTTGAATTTTTTTTGCACGGGAAAAAACTCCGATGGAGTTGGAGTAATATTATTTGTTGACCCTTGAAATAATTCTAATATTGTTGGCATACTTATTAAGCGTTTGCTATCCCAAATGTATTGGTTGTTCTACGTTCACTTTTATTCATAACGATGTTCGTAACTTTTTCTTTATCTAAATAAACATCTTTATTTGTTTTTACTGCATTAATCAAATCATCCATTTTGGTCAACATTGTAGATTGGTATTCTGAAACACTTTCAGTTTCAACTCCAGATGATTGTCCTTCTCCACCAACTGCATTTACCAACATTCCCAATCCTGCTCCTGCAACTCCCAATCCCATTAAGGTTGGTAATGCAAGTAATCCGGCAGTTCCTAATAAAGCAAGAGAACCTGCCAAACCGGTGAATGCTACAGCAAGTAATCCAATACCACCTACCATACTAACTAAACCAGATACAATTGGTTGAATTTGTCCTAATGCACTAAATCCAGCACCCATTTCTTGTAATGCTTTACCTAATACATAAACTGATGCTGCTACAACTAACATTGCTGCTGCACCTGCTAGAATTGCAACTGCTCCTACTCCACTACTCATTATCAAGCCCAATCCCATTACGGCACTACCTAATAATAACATACCTGCGGCTGCCATTCCTATTTCTGATAATCCTACTTTTGTATATTCTTGTAATGCTTTACCTAAAATATAAACAGCTCCTGCTACTAAAACCATTGCGGCTGCACCTTTCAGAACTGCAGACATATTTACTTTACTCATTGAATCCATCATACCACCTCTACCTGCTGGATTTGTAGAAGGTGTTGATGGTGGAGTTGCACTACTTCCTGCAGAAGTAAATACATTTTTTATTTTACTAAGTAAACCCCCTTCGGTCATTTTGAATAAACCTTTTAACACATCTTTAGTTCCTCTTACAACACCACCCATATTTATACCCATCGCACTTAAACCAGTGTTAAACTGTCCTGCGGCGATTACCATTGAACCCATGCCCTTTAATGATGAACCCAATGGACCGGAAGCAAATGCAGAAAGTGATTGTGTAAAACTATCAAATGTAGATAATTGAATTTCTCCCTTATCATTTAATTTATCAAGATTAGATGCCATTTTTTGGAATTCCTCAACGGTCAATCCTGCTGCTTCTGCTGCTGCTTTCTTTTGGAATACATCCATTTTGTTAAATGCATCAATACCACCCATTTGTGATATTGTTTCTTTAACGGCTGCTCCCATTTTTCCATCGTATGCTAATGCTCTTGCTTTGTTAAGATTGATATTCTTTCCTAACATTGCAGATAATTCTAATTCTTTTGAAATTGATGATTCGAAATCTAATAAACCTTCAGTCACTTTACTCATTGAGGCAAGATTAACACCCAACTTTCCAGCGGCAACTGCTGCTTCTAATATATTTTTACCACCATCTTTACCATATAATGCAAAATCTTCTGCAGAGGCTGCAACATCCGCCATTACTTGTGCGGGAACTAATCCATTTTGTTTTGCTAATTCTTTGGTAGATTCTGCTAAGTTCTGTGCAGTATCAATTGAACCACCATTTAAACGAGATAAAGTTGCAGTTAAAGTTGCTGCTTCATCACCACTAATACCCATATTCATGGCCATTAAGTTTGTGTTTAATTGGTTCTGAAAGGTGACATCATTTAATCCACCCATTTCCTTAGCCAATCCTTTAGTCACATCGGTTGCGGAATCAAATGCAGTTCCTAATAAGGTAGATGAAATTGTTGCTCCACCTAAATAACCACCAATCTCTCTTACATTCTTACCTAATGCTTCAGTTGCATATCCTGCACCAACTATTAGTGCACCGATTTTACCACCAGTAGTAGAAAGTAATATATCAGCAGTTTCTAATATACCGCCGATTGTTTTCTTTATACCTTCATATACTGCTAATTGATCGTTTAAGAATTCTTTTTGAGTTTCAGTAAGTTGTCCTAATCTTTCTGCTTCTTTAGTTTGTGCATCTAAATCATCTAAGATTGATTTTTGAGTATGATGAACTTTACCTATATTACCTTTTTCAATTTCAATTTGCTTTAATATAATATTTTTTGCTGATATATCATCGCGAGATGTATTTGCCAAATCACGATTTAACGAAGCAATATTTTTAATAGCTTCATTTTGTTCAGCACCCAAACTTACATATTTTTGATTTTTTTCAATTCTGGCTTTATCTAAATTACCTAATTTTGAGTATATACCAGTTAAAGATGATGCACTTTCTACTTGATCTTGAAATCCCTTTAATTGTTCTACGTTTAATTTTGTTTTTTCTAAGTATAATTTCTTATACTCATTTTGTAATTCTTTTATATGTTTGGATTCCGAAGCAGTTCGCGTATCAATACTATCGGCATAAGCTAAAAGTTGTTTTTTTATCTCTGCCTGTTTTTTTAATATCTCAACGAGTTCTTTATTAGTTTCGTTTGCCATTATTATCGGATACTAAGTAATTTTTTAAGTTCTTCGGAATCTTTTTTGATTCTTTGCATTGTTTTTAATACTTCTGGATCAACGTTAGCATCTTCTGCTTTTTTAAGCATTCTATCTACTGCGTTTTGTTTTAACCCATCAAAAAATGCATCACTAAACTTCTTAGCTGCCATTATAATACCTTCATTAACTTCTTTAGATTTGGACATTGTTTCTCCTATATATTTTAAGTCTTATATAAATATAAGGTAAAAAAAAAGTGAGGATTATTTCCTCACTCTTACTCCAGGTCCTGTTCCACCTTTTTTATTTACTTTATCGATTTCTTCTTTTTCTTTTTTCTTAGTATCCACTAATTTTTTGAAATAGAACCTTCTAATGTGTATTGGCATTGTATAAACCTCTGACCAATTAAACCCATTTCCATAATTAACCATTTCCCATAGTTGATTATGTAATTGAACACTATAATCACTCGGTAGGGTAAAAAAACCCAACCCCAAAGGGTATATCAAGTGCCTCCGATTCACCTGTTAAATCTGATGTGAATTGGTATTTCAAATCCAAATCAGGAGAGATGGTTCTAACATATTCTCTTAATGCTTTACTTTCTCTTGCCAATAAACTATTTTTAACAAAGTTGTTAATAAACCCTCTATCAGTATTACCTTCAACCTCTTGAATCATATATCTCAATCTTGTAGATACATCTTGAGAAACTACACTATCACCTTTTACCAAACGATTTAATGCTTGGATTTCAGCGTTAATATCAATTTCATCTTTGTGAGTAAGTAATTTGAACTTAATTTTCTTTTTAGAAATTGGTAATTCAAACTCATAACGATTTTCTCTATTTAATAAAGAATCATCAACTTCCTTAGTTTGAATTTTTGCTAAATCAATCGTTACTTTTTGTGATTCACCTGTAAATGGGTCAGTCACTTCTACATTATAATCTGCACCATATCCTAAGATACGAGTTGCTAAAAGGATTGCGTTTTTATCACCTACTGATATATCACCTACACTAACTCCTTCAGATACTACAACTGATTCGAACAATTTATCTAACACCACACCTTTTTTAATAAGATTTTGTGATGCGAGAATATCTTCTTCTCTTGCGGTCATGTATTTTATTTCAACTGAACCCTTTGATAGTGGATTACTTTCGGAATATATTAATCCTTTTGATGGGAGTGTGATTACCTCCGTTGGAAATTCAAAATTTGCCATAATTAACCTTTATTTGTTTATATATAAATATACTTTTATAAAAAAGTTGAAAAAAAAAGGTTCTCCGTTAAGAGAACCTTAGTTTTTTGTATATAGTGAGATTAGAATTCTAGAATAGCGTAATCGTATTCTAATGTAAGTGAGATTTCAACAACATCATTTGATGACCAATCCAAATCATTGAATGTAGCTGCTTGGATAAACGCACCTTTTAATGTCCATTGTTCAATTTTATCACCTACTGGTCCTAATAGATAGCACTGAATATCTTTTTTGTAAAAATCTGCATATCCATCTCTACCCGTTAAAGATTCATGTGATAAACGAACCCACTCCATTACTGCTTGTGCACCACTTGGAACGATTGGGTCAAAAAGAGTAATCTCTATTGGTTGCCAAGTTCCTTTACCTTTTAACTTTCTATTAACGTTGATATGATCTAACGTAATCGTTTCAAACTGAATCGATGGTCTGTTTGCTGTTTTTATAAGATATGAAGGAATACCATCGATTTCCATGATAAAACGATTTTTCGTTTTTGGTTCGAAATTGGTGTAGAACATATCATTGAATTCAAGGACTTCTGCCATAATTTTATTCTCCTATGTAATTGTTACTTATATAAATATAAATATTTTTTGTTTTAAATAAATTTCCATACAAACCCACCTGCGGTTTTATTAACTCGTTTAGGGTCACATACTAAACTGATTGCACTTATACTGATATTATTTTCTTTAGCTGCTTCAGTTATACTACTATAAATATAAAGAATTTTATTTTCAGTATTACATTTTGCAACTTTCTTTTGCTTAACTTCACTCATTTTAAATTTAGTTAGGTTTGAATGTTTCTTCCCAAACATACCATTACCATCTCCCATACAATTATTATGCTGGGTAGTTGCTTTCCTTTGATATTTTTCTAAACCATCAATTTCACCATATTTTGAAATAAACCATTCTTTACTATATCTCCCCTTTGCTTTTTCTTGCATTAATTGTATAGAACCCAATGAGTGCTTTTTACCATACATAGCATTATTAATTCCTTTTGATAAATTATTTTCAATTCTATGTTTACTACGGGTTTCTCTTTCTATTATAGATTGAAACCTACCCTTAGTATGAAATCCAATTGATGGTATATGATAATTTTTATTTAATACATCATTGATATGATTTTTTATAATATTACTTTCATACTCTAATGCATCATTTCTAGTTAAAAATGTATCATCTAAAATTTCTTTAATCAAATTATTATTATTTGGCTTCCATACTTTCATTGAACCCATATAAGCATCTTCAGTTGGATTACATTTAGATGAACGACTACCAAAATAATATTCGTTTGTAATTACATCTGTTATTTTATATACATAGTGTATCATACTTTATCGAATTACTTTATACATAAATAGTGTAAAATAAAAAAACCACTCAATGAGTGGTTTTTTAAATTAATTATATTTTAATTTCTTATGCTGTAAATGATGCTCCGGTTGGTAAGATGTTGAAATCTAACACAATGAATTCAGCGGTTTTAGTAGGTTGTAAATAAATTTGTCCTGCTAAAATGTTTCTATCAATTACATCAGGTGTGTTGTTGGATTCATCCATAACAACTCTGAACGCATATAAACCTTGTCTTTGTTGAATTGCATCTAAATAAGGATTAACCGTATTTAAGAATTTGTTTCTAGTCGTTGCAGTATTTTGTTCGAATACTAAGTAACGAGATGTAGAAGCGATATATTTCTTAACTTTGATTAATAATCTTCTTACGTTGATTCTATCTAATGCAGATGCTTTATCTTGTAAAGTTTTCTGTCCAAATGCCACAATACCTTCGCCAGGGAAAGAAGCGATTGGATTAACTTTATTCTCATATAAGAAATCTCTTTCCGAATGTGTTAATCTATCTAATACTGAAACTGCTCCGATGATTCCACCTCTATTCAAACCTGCTGGTGCAAACCATTCTGCTGCAACTGCATCGTTCGCTGCGTAAATTCCTGGCATCAATACTGATGGTGGAACTGCAGTTAATTTGTTGGTGTTTCTATCGATTGTTTTCATCCACGGGTAATATGTTCCAACGTAGTTAGAATCGATTGACTGTGCCTGCTCTACTGCCAAATCTTGACCTTCTGCAGGACCAGTTACATCACCGATGAAGAATGCATCTTCACGAGATTCAACCATATCAATAATCTTATCGAATACATAAGAGTGGTGGTAACGCACGATACCCGGTGCAACTACTAAGTTAATATCGAAATCATCTGGGTTAGAAACCGAATTGATTGCTTTCAAATATGCAACTGAACCATTTGATGTAGATGTTGATAAATCGAATCCTTGTGAATTACCTGCTGAAATATCAGTTCCTTTATCATTAGAGATTGTTGGAGTTACGCCATCAAATCCACCTTGAAAACCAACTACAAATTGTCTTTTATTAACATCTGCTGTTGCAGAACCAGTTAATTCATAAGATAATTCAGTATCGAATGCAAATGCAGTATTTGTTCCGTTTCCTGCTCCGTTTGGAATTGGTGCTAAGAAATGAGAGTTGTCAATTTTAACCAATGTTGTTTCTAAATCAATACCACTATATTTAGTAGATGATGATGCTGTGTTAGAATCAGAACCGGTTGTAAATACTACTGCTGGGATGATTGAATCATCACCTGCAATTGGAGATTGGTATGCTTCGTGTCCAAATGGTCCTGCAATGATTGGGAATGAACCCTCTGGTGCAACTTCTACTCTAACTATCTTAGAACGATTTGCGTAATCACCATTTTCAGTTTGTTTACCATTTGCATCAATAGTTACGTTTCTATCACCAATTACCTTTAAGATATAGTTTGGAGATGCTGGGTCTAAATTAACGTTATTATAAGTTTCTAATACTGATTTTCTTTTATCTGTATCAGAGTATGCTCTAATTGATAATGAGAATGTAGCGTAATCAGTTGCATTAGATTCACCTGCTGCTTTTACGTTATATACTGATACTTTATATTCTTTGTTATAGTTTGAACCATCACCCAACGTATGTAAACGGAATAGGTTACTTCTTTCACCCGAAATGATTTGTGATTGAATCCACGGAGTAGATGCATAAGAAACATCTTGGTCTGTAAAATCTTGATCATCTAACCCTACTAAAACAACCTTAGCACCTGCAGATAATTCTGAAGATAATAATGTTGCAGCGTTTTCAAAATATTGTGATACATACACACCTTTAGTTCCTCTTGGAG